GCCTGGACACCGACCTCCCAAAGGAAGGCGCTGCTCGGCACACTGCGACGGACTCCACGAACTGGTTTCAACCGGTAAGTGGGGGTTTCACTTTCGATAACCCTCTCTTCGAACGAAATAATATCCGGAGAGATGTCCGTACCACGGGAATCATGCCAATGTAGATAACCACCTAAACCAGTGGACTTCTTCGTTCTGCGACCTGCAAGACGAGAAGGCTTTTCTGGAGATCCATAGGACACCAGGCGAGTCTTATCATTATAGTCATGACCACCCCAAAGCCGATCGGGCACACCACGTGCAAACTCGTTCCATATAGGTTCAAGTTCTAGCGGTAATATACCGTGAACAGCCTGAAGGTCGCCCCATTTACGCATTGAATTGCACAAATGGATAAGATCAACAAGTTTCACGATAGGAGCCTTAACGTAGAATGGAGTTATGTCTCGGCCAACAACGTAATGGCCGCCGCATGATTCTCTAAAATCACCCGCCCAAAACGACTTCTCCTCATTAATGGAAAAGCCGAGAAAGGACAAAGCAAAAATGAGATCATGGGTAATGTCGGTGGGGCATATAATATCATCCCCGTAAACCGACACGACACCCGAAACGCCCTTAAAGTAAGCCACTGCTCGCGCAACAGCGTAAAAGAGCAACGATTCCAATTCAAAAGTGAAACCGTTACCCATACTCGAGAACATTTCGTTTGTATGTACTTCACCGTCCAACGTTGTAACCTTACTGCGGAGCGCGTTTAAAAGCGTGAACCACAGGTCAGGCAATACAAGTTCAACGAATCCTGTGCAAATACTATCACTAGCACTAGACAGGTCCAGTGTCGCAAGGTTCCCATGTAGGGAGCCCTCGCGCGCTAAAGACTGATTCACGGACTGATCATTAAGATCAATGCCATGACGCTTTAGACGGCGGCGAATAAAATCGCCGGCGCTTTTCTGGAAATACATATTGAGATCGGGTTCTTTGCAACAGCATCGATCGATCTCAGCGTTCTTAGGTACAGTGAACAAAACGTTTCCTGACACTGTTCGGATTTGGGAGTTACCCTCATTCCGATAGTGCGTCCATAAAGGAGAATCCGCGAACGGATCACCAACGAACGTAAGCATGTCAAGAGTGGCGTCTGCTATTCCCAGGTACTTCAAGCTTGGATGGCTCAAAGCACGCACTCTGCTCGTCGTCGCACCTCCAGAGAACGATCCTCTTTCGAGGATGCTCTCCGGTGGCACCTCCCCTAATATCGAGGAGATCAAATCACGGACGAAACCAATAAAACGATCGAAACCAACACGGGGTAAAATATTATATTCCCCGTTAACGGTTAGTAAACGATCATTCGTAGCTTCGTTGTTCTTTTCAGTTGCGAGCCATTTATTAATAGCCCGTTGCCTCCGCGTATTAGCGGGTGCTGTTTCAGAAGAAACAAACTTAGAGAACGCACACTGATGCAGATAATCCACCTCCGTACTAGAAGGCAGATCACTTAACAATGCTCGTAGGCGTGGCGTCAGGTCGTGGGTTAACGTCAAATTCTCGTCGAAGTTCGACGGACGAGTTGAGCGTTTCATTAACATGTGGCTGTCCAATCATGTAAGGGTTATCCTGAGTAATTAGGAAACCTAAAAATATTGATAGCAGAACTACCAACACGACACACGCCATAAGCCCAATCACAAGGAAAGGACCCATATTGTTATGTCCTACTGAGCGCATTTAGAATACACCCTGCAGTTTAGTTACCGTATCGTTTACAAGGGTCGCACCTGGTGCCAAGGCACTATAGATGAGACCTACTACGTTCTTACGCTCCTGCTCGTCGGAAGTTCCGTCGAACGAGAACGTGATATCGCAGTAAGCAGTCCGCACTACCACCGGGCTTGAAACCCCATTGATAGTTTGGGTCTGCACGATAGGGAAAACACCCTTGATCGCAACCTTTGTTCGACCCTCAGGGGTCCTACGGAGGCCGATTTGGAACCGGTTATCGCCAATAGGAACGCCTGTTGACTCGACGACCACACCGACCTGATCCCGGGTAACTTCTCGGGGGGTGTAGGTGTGAGCGACGGGAGTGGCTGCCCGGTCCGTGAGGACTAGGTTTTGGAGTTGAGGCATTAATTATTACCTTTTACTTTTAATGAGCTCATGGAGCAGCGCAATTGCGTTTCCTATGTGCTGAGTTGAAAAGGGTGATTTAACGTAGGGAACAATACTTGGGAAACCAGATAACTTGCTTCTGTTGAAGTGGAAAACTTCGCCATTACAAGAACCTACGTTAGCCGAACCATAAGGCCGACCTTCGAGTGTACCTTCGTACCGTTGTGCGTCGTAACCCCCCATGAATGTTAATCCAGCGTGAGCTGATAACCCAGAAAGAAAATTGCCTATGGGCATAACCCAATCAACAGCAAAAGACCAAGGAACTATTTCCCAAGCCATTTCTAACGGATTGACCAAACCTATCCTAGACGCATTCGAAATGAAAGCGTCGTTCAGACGGGCGGTTACCTTACACGTGTTGTGCATGGTACCTTTCCCCTGCCACTGATAACCATACTCCGTCTTAGAAGCAGTGTCACCAGAAGTTTTGACATTGCGCGTTGCAGTCAACATTTGAGCCCGCTGCCCCAAACCGTTTTTCACGATTTGAAAGGAAGTATAAAGGTCATTTGCTAACGGCTGAACGCCATATCGCCACTGTAATACGCCACCAGGGAAGTCCTTGATGTCCGTATAACGTTGTCGCAACGCAATCCAGTTCCGCCTCTTAATTGATAAGAGAGTTCTGGCAAACGAAGAAACACCGTCGGCAAGTAGGTTGGCGGATCGAACAGACTCGGCTAAGTAAGTACCTAACTGAATCTTCTGGTCTTGCAATTTGAGCATACATTCGGTTCTAGCTCGAGCACGATTGTTTAAATCGTAGCCCGAGAAACCAGTAAGCCCTACAGAGACCCCAGATTGGTTAAACGGTTGATCTATTTGTATATAGATTCCCGTATCTAAAGACGTCTGGACACCGTTGAACACATACGTTGCGTTCTCCCATGTCACAGAATCATACTCTAGTCTGGTACAAACACGGTTGTAGCTACTCGGATCCCGCCAAGGGACCCCGTTTACTAACCGTATAGGGTTCGATGATTTGCCTTCGCGCCTGTTATATCCTATGCATCCGCGATTTGCGGTTTGTAGGACACCTCCGTTACTTTTCACTCGGCGGTTGACCACGTGGTCTTCCACTTTGTAGAAGGTTCCGAAGTTATTATTAAAACAGGCGACGGACATATCGTTCCTTTTAACATAAGAGTGTGGACATTCCACAAAACACACCTCGATTTATTTCGAGAGGCGCTCCGATCAGAGATAAAGACAGTAACTTCTTGACTTCAAGAAGACTTTATGTCAATATCAGGATCTGAGCCAC